TTAAATAAGGTGAAAATATGAGTAAAAAATCAGAAATGAAAGCAATGATTAGGTCTCTTCGGTATGATGTCCAGTATCATAAAAACCGGACAATCGCATTCCAGAGAGACAATGAGATTAAAAATAGCATGGTGGTTGAGGCACGTAAAGAATGCGCTGCCCTTCTTGCCGTGACCAGAGACCTTGAAAATGATTTGTGTGCTTGTGGTGATGATTACCGTAAAGCAACGGCTCGTAATGTTAATCTTGGGGCTTTGGTAAATAAAGCTGCTTTAAGATTTAATAACATGGCTACCATAGCCAAAGGACTGGAGGAATTTGACGATTTTGTCCGGGTAAAATTAAACGTCGAAGCCTGTGTGGAATTTGCGGGTGAACTTAGAAGAGGTGTACATGAAGCATAGTGGTATGAGTTTTAGTGAAGCGTTGGAAAAGATTAAAGCCGGTGTGAAGGTTGCCAGAGCCGGGTGGAACGGCAAAGAGATGTTTATTTTTCTTGTTGGGGGTTCCACCTTCAAGGTTAATCGCGCACCTCTAATGGGAATTTTCCCCGCTGGTACCCAGATTGATTACCATGCTCATGTGGACATGAAAACCGCTGATAGTAAAATTGTACCGTGGTCGTGTACACAGACTGACATGTTAGCTATGGACTGGGAAACCGTTGAGTGATATAATGAATATGGGTGACCCTGATACCAGACCTCAAAAGGACTGGTGGGCACCCGGTAATTATACCTGTACGTGTCATATGTGTGGAATATTATTCATAGGTGACAAGCGTGCGGGTACGTGTAGCGATTGCGCGTATGGTACCACTAAACTTGAGCAGGAAGAAAATAATGTCACTGACTGAACACCAACAAGGTATATTTGATAGGCTTACCACCGACATACAGAAAGGTATTGACGGTAATAAAGATTTCTCTATGCTGTCTTTATCTGGTTCTGCGGGTACCGGTAAAACCTTTATGCTTGCGGAAATCATAAAGAAGTTTCATGGGGATTATAATATGTGTTTAACAGCACCCACCCATAAAGCGGTTAAGGTGATTCGTGATACATTACATGATAATGATGCTCCTCATATCGACACCCGGACAATACATTCTTTCCTCAGTCTCAAGCTACAGCCAGATTATAACACAGGTAAACCAGAACTGAAGCCTACGGGTAAACCGGTGAACCGAGTGCACATATTGTTCTGTGATGAATCCAGTATGGTATCAAATGAATTGCTTGGCTACTGTGATGACCGTATCAGCGAAGGTACCGTTAAAGTGGTTGTGTTGGTTGGAGACACCTTCCAGCTAAAGCCGGTAGACGATGACACTGTTTCGGAACATATTTCCAATGACCATGATTATATGCTCACTGAGATAGTCCGGCAGGCCGAAGACAACCCCATCATTGCCACGGCTTCCCGCATCAAAAAGCATATAAAGGATAAAGATTATCCACCTTTACACACACTGTTTGATGATTTGACCGTGGTTAAGAATCGGAGAGAATTGGTTGACCGGTACCTGTCTGATACTGATGACCGTATATTGGGTACTTACACCAACATCAAAGTACAGAATTATAATGACTATTTCCGAAGTGTTATCATGTGTAACCCGGATGCGTCTGTGGTACCCGGAGAGATGTTTGTGTTTCATGATACCCTGTTTGCTGGTAATGATTTAATACACCTCAATGCTGATATAAGCGAGGTAGTGTCATGCACAAAAGAGAAGCACGCTCGGCACAACATATATTATTGGAACGTAAGGGATACTGATAATGAATCTTACCGGGTCATTGATGCCGGGTCTAAAGAAAAGTTTGATGAGACCTTGGAGAAGATGATTAAGAAGGCCAAAGCCGAAAAGGATACCGCTCGACGTAGAGTGTTGTGGAAGTCGTATTATTCCACCAAAGACGTGTATGCCAATGTCCGGTACAATTATGCCAGCACCCTACATCGGTTACAGGGGTCTACGGTGGACAATGTTTACTTGGATTTGTCTGACCTCAGTAACCCTAATAACCCTTATTACGACAAGGACACCATTTTCCGGTTGATTTATGTGGGTATCACCCGAGCGCGTAATAACGTATACATAATATTATGAAATTAAATGATAACATAAAGAATATTAAATTGGGTCACCGGAAGAATGTTATAGACCTGTTCCACACGGTTTACCGGCACGAGAGGGTAATATCTGTGTCAGAGATGGTCGCAGATGCACTGTTAAACATACAGGGTATTAATTCTATACCCTTTGAGGTGAACGGTGATGAGGTTAGGGTTACGAATGGGTGGAGTATCACTTACATCCCGGTGCCATAATTTCGGTACACCTCAGATAGTTCTATTCGTTCGTCGTGGTATTTTTCAGACGAATAGAACTTTGTCATGATATTGCTGTTGTAAAATTTCCGTTCCCCGTCCTCATTGACAGCCTCCAGCACATTTAAGTGGATTTGGAGGGATAGCTCATGGTAGTTGGTAGAAGCCTTGTCACAGTGAAGAGAGACTATCTCACGGGTGAAATTCTCGTGTCCGTGGTTATCCATTTCCTCTGCCACTACTTTGCTGCTTCCCCAATAGGTTTTCCAGTTTGAAGGTTTGATGAAATGTCTTCTCCGGGTCTTACCCTTCAGAGGGGGTTTGCTGGTTTTGGAGAAGAAATACTTCCGGCCAACATACTTTTTACCATTGACTCCATTGGTAATGATATACACAAATCCATAATTGTCTCCGATTTGCTCTTCCTCAAACACTTCACCCTTATAAATCCACATAATATCCCCTATAAATACGATTAATAACCCTATTTAGCGGAGAAATATTATGCCTGTGTACGATTACAAATGTGAAGAATGCGGAAACACCCATGAAGTTTGGCTGATTAAAACCACCAGTGCATTAGAATGTCCTGAATGTGGTGATACAGAAAACCAGACCAGAATTGCTCCGGCACCCGCACGCGCGTATGCGACACAGGATGATTACCCCAAGAACAATAAAGACTTGGCCAGTTATGTGGGTAATGGCAAGTATTTGAAGGGGTACAAAAGATGACTTCTGATAAATATAGCAAGGTACAACTGAAATATGATGGATTTTCAGAACCTAAAGAATTTCTGGCTGAATACGCTCTGGAAAGAATACTCAACGAGTATGAAGACCTTGGCCTTGGCATGGAAGACTATGAAATGGACACAATTATAAATCGAATGAAGGACAAAATCGTAGTTAAGCTGGGAAAAACTGTGGATAGTTATTCCCTGAACCTTAACAGTAGTATCGGATATAAAATAATTTTAAAGGTATACAGATGAAGCATAGGCTGGAATGTAATAGTTGTGAAGCGGTATTTGAAGTGACGAAACCAGATTGGGTAGTGGGGGAATTTGTGGTTGAGTATTGTCCTAATTGTGGTAGCATAGACATTGAAGTCGAACAAGAGGAAGATTTTGATGGCTCAGTATGATGCTTATTGGATAGAACCTTCTGGAAAAATTGTCCAGATAGGTGTTACCGACCATATTACTGCTGTGGTGAAATCCCCGGCAAAATTCGGATTAACCAAGGAAAGTATAGCCAAGGTTTATGAGAAATATGGCGAACAAGTTGGCCGGGATGGTGAAGCCAGAGAGGAATTGATACGAAATTTAGTCGGAAAGGGTTGGATTCGTATTCGGTTTTATGGTAGATTCTGGTCTGTTACCCTTGAAAGGTGGACACGAAGAGAAAAAGCAGTCCTGTCTAAATGGGCTGAACTGGCCGAGAAGTATCGGTTCTCTGGTCCTCATTCACCGGTGAAGGTGTTGGTTCTAAAGACCGACAAAATGTTTTCTTTTACTGTTACGGAGTTGAAATTCGGTATGACTGAATCTATTAATGAAAAGGTGGACAATCCTGAAGAGGATATGAACAATCATGATGTGGCTGTGATAACAGCGTTCCGTGATTCCCGAGACTGTGGAGAGGGTAAAGAATATACTCGCTCCGAGAATCTTACCCGTAACAAGCAACTGCTGACCGGGATTAAATCCTTGGGGTATGATGTGGTGAAGTCCGATGGGGGCTTTATTGAAAACCTCAAAGCAAAAAAGGAAGACCAGAAGGTTGTACTGGAACCCGGTTTCTTTGTTGTTGACCGAAAGGGTAGTGGTAAGCTGGTCGCTGACATGCGTAAACTTGGATTCAAATATGACCAAGACGCGGTTATGTTTATCGACAAGGGTACTAACAAAGGCTATTTTATCGGTACCAATAAATGTCCCAAGGCGCATCCGGGGTTTGGTAAGCGTGATAATGTTGGCCGGGTAAAATGGGGCAAGACTGGTACCTATTTCACCAAGGTTAAAGGGAAGACTTTTGTGGTAGAGGCTGAAGAGCTGTCTACGGTCGCGGGATTGTATTCATTACAAGAGTACGCTGAATTACGCGATTGATATGACTACATGCAGTGGTTTTGATGTAATACTTCCTTATGACCCGTTGGTTATAAATCCGTATGACCACTGCATGATTAATTACGTTAATGAATCTTGGTGTCCTATCTATGGTGAGCCGATATACTCCTATCAGAATGAATTGATAGGGTCTGTCGGTAGCTGTATTATCGGGTACCAAGACATAGAATTTGTACAGGGGTTGGATAGTGTTGCTCCTATGTTTGTTGAATCTGTATCTGTGGTGAAAACATGGATGGGTTGTCCTATTGGATTAACCTATGCCAGCATCACCATGGAAATTATGGATGTGAAAATAAAATATGTTTCCACCATAACAATAGGAGAAATGGCAGATACTTGCCTGATACAAACATGAATAAATGGTCAAGCACCTCTCAATCAAATTTAGACACCTGTTCCCCGGACATAATTGTATTTGCCAATGCGGTACTGGCCGTGCACGATTGCACTGTTGTGTGGGGAAACCGAGACGAAAAAACCCAGAACGATTTGTATGATGCAAAAAAGTCTCAGTTAAAATATCCGATGTCAAGACACAATTCGTTCCCGTCTGAGGCTATCGACTTGGTACCCTATGTACCCGGTGTGAACCCATGGGACACTGACTACAGCTATTATTTCGCTGGTCTATGTCTTGGTATTGCTGACACCCTATATACACAGGGTAAGATGGACAAACGAATTCGTTGGGGTGGTAATTGGTCTACCAAACGAGATAAAAACTTCAAGGAGACTTCTTTTTATGATGGTCTCCATTTCGAGCTAGAGGCATAAAATGTTATCATTCAAAGACCACCTATTATCAGAAATGGCCGTTACTTTCGGCAAGAAAATGTACCCAAAATTCGGCAATGTTGTAATCTTGGCCGGGGGTGCCGGAAGCGGTAAAGGTTTCATCAAAAACAAATTGCTTGCTATTGATGGTGAGAGTTTTGATGTTGATGAGCTTAAAACACTTGTACAAATGAGTGTACATCTAAAAAAGCGTATCAAAGACGAAACCGGTGTTGACATTTCCAAGGAGACTTTCTCTTTGAAAGACTCGGATAACGTAGAGCTGTTACATACGTTACTGGCAGACAAGTATAATATACCAGACCGCAACAAGAAAAATAAACTGGTTTCCTACGCACTGGCTCCCTTAGACCGTAAGCCTAATATCATTTTTGATGTCACTCTGAAAGACACCAAAAAATTAAGCAATCTGGTTAATGATGTGGTTGATGCTGGTTACAGCAAAGATAATATTCATGTCGTCTGGATTCTGAACGATTATGAGATTGCAGTAAAACAGAACAAAGAGCGTGACCGAGTGGTACCGGCAGACATCTTATTGATGACTCATGAGGGTGTCAGTATGACCATGCAGACTTTACTTAAAACCTCATCTAGTATAAAATCTTATATGGATGGTGATTTTTGGATAGTATTCAACAAGGAAGGTGTTGACAACGAATGGATAGAGAGCGAGCAAACCAAAAAAGGTATTGTGTTCTCTAAAAAAGGAGGGGTCAAGAAAAACGGTAAGGGTAAAGGTGGTTACTTCAAAAAATCCCGTCACATCAAGATTAAAAACAAGGGAGGGAATCTTCTGAACTTTGATAACATCGGTAAAGATATGATGAGAAAGGTTCGAGCATATGTTCCCTCTAAAGCTAAATCTGACTGGAAGAAATAAATGGAATTCAAGACATATTTACAAGAGAAAGATGAGAAGGCAAAAGATTCACGTCCGTTGATTTACTTGGACATGGATGGGGTATTGGCTGACTATGAAAAAGAAGCCGATAAACGATTGGGTAAACCCCTGAGCGTGGTGGGTAATGCCGGTTGGAAAAAAGTGAAGAAGGAGCATTATGAAACCGACTTTTTCCCTTCTCTCGACCCTATGCCGGGAGCCAAGGAATTGTTCTCTTTTATCAAGCAACATTTCCGCTTTAAAATTCTTAGTGCGACAGGGGAGCATATTTCCAATATCATTAAGAAAGAAAAGGCCACATGGCTCAAAAAACATTTTGGTGGAGCAGAAACCATTTTTGTAATCCACTCAAAAGACAAGGCTAAATATGCTAACGATGGTGTTGTTCTAGTGGATGACCGTGAAAAATCTGTTAAACCGTTCCACGGAGCCGGTGGAAACGTGATTTTACACAAAAACCCAAAACAGACCATTACCAAACTGAAAAAACATCTTTAAGGAGAATAGAATGACAAGACGTAAAAGTAAGGCTGAAGAGGTTGTAGAACCTGTAGAAGCCGTTGTAACAGAAGAAGTGGTGGAAGCATCACCAGAAGTAGTAGAAGTCGTAGAAGAGGTTGTAGAGACCGTTGAAGCGGAAGAAACCCCTGTCGAGGTGGAAGAAACCGCTGTGGTTGTTGAAACCGAAGCTGTTGCCGCAGATTGGGTGACCAGTGTGGGTATGGTACTGCTGAAAAAAGGCCATAGCCAAAAGAACGTCCTGTTGCGTGCGTGTGATGCTGCGGGGCTGTCTCGTGACGAAGGTGTTTTACGATTCGTCGGAGCCAAAGGAACCATGGTCGATAAGCTGAACGCTATATTTGCTTAAAAAACAATAGCTTGACAGCTTGTGCGGATTCCTGTATGATGTAATTAATCGAGTCTATATTCGGAGAATCATATGGCAAGACGTAAGTTCCGTAATACTACAGAGGCCATGTTTGGAGAGGAACAATCTTTTCCAGACGGTTACGTGCCAGAGCACTATACTGTAGAATTAAGTAAGCTGTTGAACTGGTATGCCGGTGCCGTTGACAAGAACCATAAAAAGAAATGGTTTGGGTCATGGGCACTGGCCGCTGGCTACAGCAAGACAGATATAAACCTTGTTCCTGATGTGTATTGCATATCGTTGGGGACTCTCGCACGTATAAAGGAAATGAATTTTCCTTTGAATGACCAAGACCTCGCCAGAATTGCCACGGGGGTAAAAGAACTTGTGGACAGATTCCATGTCGATATACCGGTGACCACAGTAAAGAAAGTGGCCACGGTAAATCCTATCGACGTGAAGCTCGGTGGAGTCATGGAAATCTTTGATAACTTCATTGATGAGATTGTGCATGGTGTGCTACAGGTAAATCTCCCGGTGGTAGATGAGATTTTTACCAAGCCACAACAACAAGAGCTGATTGCACATTATGAGACGGAGCTGTGTGAGGTTCATGACGCGCTCAGAGGTAAGGCCGACTACCACGAAGCCTTCCCATGGGACAAGACAGTCTTAAACAGGCTGGTACGCGCGTATGAGGGTATTATTGCTCAGTTGACCGGTGCGGTAAAAGAGCGTGCACCCAGAAGGCGTAAGGTGTACACCCCTGCGGAAAGAGTCAAGAAATTGATTTACCAAAAGGAGTGCACAGAATATAAACTGGTTTCGATTGACCCGCGAGAAATTGTGGGGGCTATGAACGTGCTGGTGTTTAACACCAAGAACCGCAAGCTGGGAATTTATCATGCTGCTGATGGTGGTGGTATAAGTGTTAAGGGGTCTACTTTACAGGGATTCAAGTTTAGTTCAGAACAGAAGACTGTTAGGAAGCCAAACGACACTATTCGACCTTTTGTGAGTGCTCCGGGGAAGAGGACATTAGAACTGTTCAATGCCATCCGAGCCAAGGGAAAAACAATGACAGGAAGAATAAACAAAGACACCATACTACTAAAGGTATTTTAATGGACATGATAAACGTAATAGATTTAAGTTGGTTGAGTATCCCGGTATTCGTTTTACTGATTATTGGGATACTGGGGGATGCGTTCACCACAATAGAGGCACTTAAACTCCCCGGTGCTTCTGAAGCGAACCCGCTCATGCGAGCAATAATGAAAGTTGCTAACCCAACGATTACCATGTGGGGAACCCATCTGGCATTCATAGGATTTCTGGTTTGGGCACAGACATGGACATCGGTGATGACAGAGTTTGAAAATACTGTTATACTCCACCCGAGTCTGGCAATGGTGTTTACCGGTGCTGTGTTTATCGGAGCCTCAGTAAACAATTATCTATTAATTAGAAAACTCTCATAAAGGTATAAAGATATGTTTGATTACAAAATGGCACTAGACCAATTATCTGGTGGTGCAAATGGACAAGGTAAACTGAAGGCCATGTTGGGTGCCAGACAGTTTGTTACTGATAAGAACTGGGTATCGTTCGCGTTCAAGGGTTCGCGTAAGGCTAACAAGGTTAAGATTACTCTGACAGCCGGTGATGAATACATCATGGAGTTCTACAAGGTTCCTACTGCGGCCAAGCTGGGTAAGATGGATGACGATGCTTATGATAAAGCATTCGAGCCTATCAAGAAGGTTCGGGTACAGGTAGATGGTCTGAAGAAGACCTTTGAAAAATTCACTGGCTTGCGTACAAGCCTGTAGGGAGATGATATGAAAAAAGTGATATTGATTATGTTGATGGTATGGGGTATCAGTGGATGTTCCAACCATAGTGATGCAGAGCACGCGCTGGATAGTGCCGGGTTCTCTGAGATAGCAACCACCGGGTATAAATTTTTTGCTTGTGATGACAGCGATTTTTTCCACACTGGATTCACGGCAAGGAACCCGGCAGGTAAAATGGTTTCCGGTACAGTGTGTTCCGGTTTGATATTCAAAGACTCTACTATTAGGTTTTAATCATGAAAAATTATTATGTTGTGTGCACCACTATTACATTGGGGGTCTGGCCATGAAAAACTATTACATTTTCGCGGTGAAGCCGGTGGGCAATCCAACCCGGCCAAGTATTGTCAGTGACCTACACAAGATTCATCTTACCCGAGATGCGTACTTTTTTGTGCGTGCTCAGAAGATTGAAGCTGATGCCATGGATGCAATACTGGTTTCTCTGGAGACCTCTGCCGATTACACCCCGGAGATTATCAACAACTACCTCTGGGGTATGAATAAACAAGAGTACAACAGATTTATTTACGAGAATCGAGTATAAGTGCTTGACTTTTGGGGTTGTTGTGGTAAATTGTACTCATAAGTTAATCTATTGGAGTAATGTATGAACGGTTATTTTGACGTGGTGGGGTTCGTAGAGAAGATGGAATGTGGTGGCAGTTATTATGATGGGTATGATTTTCTGGATTCGTCTGAGAAACCACCCGAGCCGATATTTAACCCGAGCAATCCACCCAAAGTTAATCCTGACCCAGATTTAAAAGTTGACGATGAGGAAGAAGACGAGTAGTATATTCAGTGTGAGTTATTTCTTTTGGTTTTATTGAGGTTTCGTTATGAATTATTTACATGTTTCTGTTTATACCAATACCGAATATGGTGACTGTACCCTTGGTGGTGTAACTTCTGACCCAACCAACAAACTGGTTGTTCCTTGCGAGAGTGGTAACGTGACCGAAGAGGATGTGGTGGAAGCGGGTTATGTTGTATTAGAGCCAATGGCTCCGGCTTTCAAGGGCTGTCCTGTACGTTTCAGTGTTCGTGGTGAGAAGCGGTGGGCTATGGCTGGTGGTAACTTTGTTTATACTTCTGATGGTCGTTTCAAAGATGTATATGGTTGGAACCCGGTTTCTGTTCATGACCGGGTTGAGTGATACCGGTTGACACCTACACTAGACAGGAGTAATATGTAGGTGTAGGTTGTTTTTCTTTTGGTTTAGGAGTTTATTATGGCTACATGGTCTACGAAAAAATGTGAAGAGGTTTTTGCTGCTGCGAGTGCTGCTGGTATGGAAGCTGCGGAAAAGACCAAGGTTCCCGAGATTGGTATAGTTGAGACTGATGTGTTTGGAAACCCCAAGCCCGGTGGTAAGAGTTACACCATTCCCGGTCTGTGTGGGTTCGCTTGGGTCACCATCCGTCCTGCTAACATCAAGTTTGCCAAATGGTTGAAGGCCAACAAAGGTGGGTTCGCGGCTTATGGTGGTGGGTTCCAGTTTCCGATTCATGAGTTTGGTCAGTCTGTAGATTTGAAGGCTGCTTATGCCGGAGCCTTCGCGGGAGTTCTTTCTGACTTTGGATTGTCCAGAGTTTATGCTGATTCCCGGTTGGATTAACCATTGCTACCCCTCTTCGGAGGGGTTATAATAAAGATATAGATAACGAGAGGGTAGAAAAATGAGAGAATATGATATTAGTGGTTCCGGTGGTAATGCGTTTGCGATTATGGGTGTTGCCAAATCCTTAGCCAGACAACTGGACTTTGACGGTGATTATATCACTTCTCAAATGATGGAAGGTGATTACGATAACGTGCTGGCCGTGTTCAACAAGTATTTTGGTCGTGTTGTAAAGCTGGTGTCTTATAAGGGTGAACTTGATAATGTTGACCCTGATTTGTATAAAATAGCCTGATGCGGTTTATACTTTTTATACCCGATTTGATAAATTCGATTGCATTTTGGGTATTTTCGCATATATATGATATAAAGGATAAGATTTGTCATCGAATTTGTAAGATGCAATGTCCTTTGTGTAGAATTAATTAATCCCGGTTGGTAAAGTGGTATCACACTTCCATGGTAAGGAAGAGTCATCGGTTCGATTCCGTTACTGGGAACCAAAGATTTGGGGAATGGGCATGGGTACCCGGAGAATCCTTGCAAGATTCTAGCCTGACCGGTTCAAGTCCGGTATTCTCCACCAATTTTATTTGAGAGGTAATTTGAAATGAGAACAAAAGTAGCAATGGTTAATGGTGATGTTTTGTACAGTGATAACACATCTTTTATGACATCGCTTAAATCACAACGAAAAGAACGCTCGGTAGACGATGGTGTCCATATGAATAATATTATGGATAGTATAACCAAAATATTGGATATACTGGATGCTGGTATCAGCAAGATGTCTTCGTTTAATATCACCTCCCATGGTGTCCGAGTGTTCATTAATACTGATAATATCACCAGCATCACCATGGAAGGTGTCCCAGAATTCTTGAAAGAGGGTTTAGACTTTGCCAAGAAAGCTGGCTGGAAATAGAAACAATGCGTGTGTAGTGTTTAACGGTAACACAGGAGGCTTCCACCCTCTTGATGCAGGTTCGACTCCTGTCACCCGCACCAACATTAAATTATGAGGAAGTGAAATGAGAAAATTATCAACTGCGATTCGTATTGCTGCTGTGGCCTTTGAAGGTGAAACTGACAGAGGTGGCAATCCTTACATCCTTCATTGCTTACATGTGATGAACCAGATGCCATCGGATGACCCGGAGCTGATGACCATTGCAGTGCTTCATGATGTGGTAGAGGACACCAGATGGACTATGAGCGACCTTGAGCAGAAGGGATTCAGCAATCGGGTACTAACTGCTGTCGATACCCTTACTCATCGGTTAGAGGAGTCCTACGACCAGTATATCAAGACCATATCCAATAACCCGGATGCGGTTAAAGTGAAGCTGGCAGACTTGGCACATAATTCTGACATCACCCGGATAAAGGGTTTGAGGAAAAAGGATTTCGACAGGATTGAAAAATATCACAGAGCTTTTGTGTATCTGTCATCATGAAAAAGTTTGTTATTTCAGACGAAGACAATGAGCTTATAGAACATTGGGTGGTTGACCATGAGTGTTCTTTACAGTCCCACGGAGCCATAGGAGGTAGAATATCTTATGAATTCACTCCTACCGGGCTGGGAGTGGTTACACAAGCGAAGTGTGCTTGTGGCATGGAGTTCGATGTGACAGATTATTCAAAGTGGTAAAAGTTTTATGCCTTCGTAGCACAACGGTAGCGCAATCGGCTGATAACCGAGAGACGGAAGTTCGATTCTTCTCGAAGGTACCAATTTTAAAAGGGTTGACACCCAGTAAGATATATTAGATAATGGGGTTATAGAGTGTTAACCGAGAAAAAATATGAAATTATGTTCCCCTGTTGTTATGCAAGACCATATCAGACACCCAAGCGGGAAATTTAAAACCGTGTGTGTCACGGCTTGTTTAACTGCCATCGGTGTTCCTTTTAGTGGCTTTAATGTCACCGGGACTTTGAGAAAACCGAATTATCTCGGTATCTTGAATCGGTTTGGGTTCACTGCCCGGAGCCGGAAAAGTAAAATGCCGAAGAATCCTACGGTTGGGTCTTGCAGAAAGGCCATTAAGAAGTTGGATGAATCGGGTACGGTATATTTTGTAGTGTTGGCCGGTGCTTCTTACTGCCACGCTATGTTGATGGATAAGAACGGTGAAACCACAGTGGATACTGACCCGCGCAAGCGAGACCAAAGAAAGGTTCACAGTGTCCACGCGGTTCGTTTTGGAGGTAGTGAGTAATGAATTATTTTGTGATGGATAGAGACCGATATGAAGTAGCGTCTCGGTATGGCCATGGTTTTTTACAGATGGTTGAATATGGTATAGTTGTCGATAAAGAGAATGATGTTTTTTGGTATGCTAAAAACCGGCTGACGGGAGACCATACCACCAAGTATCCTCTGGCAAGATTAAAAGCTCATCAAGCGGCAATAGAATTTCATTTTAATGCGTATGAGGGGATGTTAGCAGAACTAGAATTTTAGGTACTATGGTGTAAATTGGAGAACACGCTTTCCTCATAAGAAAGAGCTTAGGGTTCGATTCCCTTCTGTACCACCAACAATTTAAAGCGGGAGAGTGAAACGGCTTACACGCTAGGCTCATAACCTAGAAACATTCGGTTCAACTCCGATTTCCGCAACCAAACAATAGCGATTTAGTGTAACGAAAAGGCGCGTCTTAGCACGGTGGGTGCATAACCCATTAGAACGGTTTAACTCCGAAATTCGCTACCATTTTTTATATGATGAAGAGGTGAGATATGTTTAATATAGATTTTGTAAAGAAACACCCGTTGATTATGTCGGGGTATGGTGGGTATGTTGTTTTATCCCTGTCCATTGCCGGTGCAATCGGTAGCTGGTGGGCACTTTTGGGTATGCTGGGTGTGGGTGCGATAGCCATAGTTGCTATGATAGGATTAGCAGAAGAAGGTGACTCATGAATAATGAAATTAAGTATGGCCGTAAGCGTAAAGGAATACGTATGGAATTGAAGAAGAAGGTAGAGGAATGGTTGGAGTCAATAGAAGACATTGATGTTCAGACCGTAGCTCGACGTGATGTTATTGTCACCGGTGGTTCCATTGCCTCTATGCTACTGGGTGAACAGGTAAACGATTACGATGTGTATTTCCGTAATCATCAGACCACCAAAGTGGTGGCTCAGTATTATGTAGACCAGTTCAACAAGAAGAATTCGCTGAAGACTTCCGCTGGTGTCACAGACTATAAGCCAGAGGTTCGCACAGAATCCCTTGTGAATGTCCGGGGCGAGACAGAAAACCGGGTAATAATCTTCATGAAATCTGCTGGGGTAGCCTCAGAAGAACAAAGTGAATACAGTTATTTTGAATCTATGGGTCAGGATGCCGCTGCTGAATTTGTTGCTTCAACGGTTGAGGATATTCACTCACAGGCTATTGACCCGGTTAGAAAGAAATTCAGACCCGTTTTTCTTTCAGAAAATGCCATCACCCTGTCGGATAAATTTCAGATAGTGGTTAGGTTTTATGGTGAACCAAACGAGATTCATGACAATTATGATTTTGTTCATGCCACTTGTTACTGGGACCATGCAAACGAAGTGCTGGAACTCCCGGCAGAAGCCATGGAAGCTCTTCTAAGCCGAACTTTGGTGTATCGTGGCAGTCTGTATCCTGTAGCCAGTATTTTCCGCACCAAGAAGTTCTTGGAGCGTGGGTGGAGAATCACCGCTGGCCAGCAACTGAAAATAATGTGGCAAATATCCGAGTTAGACCTTTCCAACTACGAGGTGTTGCGCGAACAGTTGACCGGGGTGGACATGGCTTATATGTACGAACTGGTTCAAGCGTTAAAGGATGTTGACCCATCAAAGATAAACAGTACGTATGTGTCAGCTATCATTGATAAAATTTTTGATTGAGGAGTATTATATGAAAAGGTTTTTGTTGGCCATGGCCGTTGGATTGACCCTTTCCGGTTGCTCACCAAAGATAACTGAGGTGGCCGCAGAGGAATTTGTGGAAGCAGTTTATTTCCACGAGGTAAACAGTTATTCTGTCGGTGTTCAGTATGGAGACGAATACAAGATAGTTAAATTGCCTTATTATATCCCGGTCATCTTAAAAACTGATGTGCCAGAAGGTCACAAGTCTTGGTATGAGTGTGATTACCTGATGAGTACATGGTCGGGGCATGTGCGTGATAGTGGTGGATGTACTATTCACATGCACTCTGCAAATGACCTGTTGACAGGTGGCTGGAATCATGGTAAGTTCGGTTCTGGTCAAACAACTAAAATTAATTGAGGAACAAAGTTATGAAAAATCAAGCAACAATCGAAGCCTACTGGGAACTGAAAGTTAAAGGTAAAGGCGAAACCCAGAAGGAGTTTGTGTTCCAGACTATCCGTTTCCACAAGGATATTACCCGGCAAGAAATTGCCAACGTCACCGGGTTCGGTATCAATGCCGTGTGTGGCCGGGTAAGCGAACTAATGAAAGCTGGTCGTGTGTCTGAAGAGTCCAGCATTCGCAAGTGTCGTGTAACAGGACGTAGCGTACATTCCCTCTTAGTAGGGTAGAACACTCCGGTGAGGGTGTAGTTGTCGTTGACTTGAGCAGGGTTAAACCCGTAAGTCTTGAGAACAAGGTGAGGGTAGTGGTGGACTACCGTTGATACGTGCAGGAAATCCTAGTAGATTTTTGGTGGCACGTATCACTTATTAATGCTCTCGTAACCCAATTCTGGCAGAGGTGGCTGGCTTAGACCCAGTTTATGTGTCGGTTCGACCCCGACCGAGAGTACCATTTTAATGCGAGGGTAAGCTAATCGGAAACGCTCTTTGATTCAAAATCATCGGTCTGTGGGTTCAACCCCCACCCTTCGTACCAATTTGGGGTTGTAGGCTAATTGGAAACGCTGGGGGATTTAAAATCCCTTGTCTGTGGGTTCAACTCCCACCTTCCCCACCAAACTAAACCTCCTTCCGGGGGTTTTTTATTGCTTGACGGAAACTATAAATAGGTGTAGAGTTGGAATATTGATTAGCAATTTAGGTGATGAAATGAGCAGTAGTAGAATTATGCTTAAACTGGAACGGCACTTTGAGGCATGGCACAAAAACCCTCCTGCCGGGTTTAATCCAGATTACAAGCCGCACGCAAGAGCGATGTATGCCAAGACCTCTTCTTCCATGGTAGACGATGGGTTCTATGATAACCACACCCGAGAAGAGTGTAAGGTGGAGTGGGGTAAACGGTATGATGTTAACATGAAAGAATATGAGGCCAGATTATGAAATTCGGAGACACATATATTGGCCAACCGGTGTACAACGAAAAAATTGACCAATTAGGTTATATTAAAGAGTTGGAGTGGATTGCCACCTCCCGGCCAGATAAAGGTAGAGTGGTGGTTGATTTTTTCGGTAATGGACAAATAGGGGTTTGGAACTTGGAAGACATGTTACCAGCAAAGGGGTTATATTAAATGAGTTACAAATTTTTTGATTATTGTTGTCCGGGGTGTAATTTCTGTGAGGAAAGGTTTGTTAAAGACCTCAAGCCACAGAAATGTCGTAAGTGTGGTGATGAAATGCACCGGCTGGTATCGGCACCCGGAATGGTCAGAGGGAATTTTGCAGATAAAGTTGGATTTTCTAACCGGAAAAAGGTATAATGAATTATGTTCAACTGGATGAAAAAATCAAAGCCAGAAGAGGTGGTGAAAAGGGAACCCGAATATTTTGGTAAACTGTTTTTGAACAAAGACGGTGCCATGACATTCCAAGGGTTCGCAAACAAGTCTGCTTTTCAGAGTATTGATAATTGGAAAATGAAAGAAAAAAAAGAGTCAGGAAAAGCGGTTGAGAACTTGATGACCTTTGTCGATGAAGACAATGATAATGAGTTTGTAGCCAGTATTACTTTTGATGGTGCCGGGGTGCTGGTACCGGTTGGCTCATATACACCAATGTTTGCTTTGTTCGTAGAAGCATTAAATGATGAATATAGGAGAATATAATGGCTAAAGTAGCTCGTGGGAAAAAAGGTATCGGTAACAATGCAGGACGTAAATTCTCGTCTCATGGAACTTTCCGGTGCAAAAGACATCCTAATAGTCCAAAGTGTAAGAAATAATGAAACATAATCTGATATTCAATGCGTATGGTACCGACAAGTTTGGTACTAAATATGATTGCTCCTTCTCGGTGCAATGGCATATTGAACAGAAGATGTCTCAACCAGAGATACAGAAGAATGTTGATTTGGCCATGGCACAATTTGGTGAGTATCACCCCACCGGGGTTGTTACCTCCCACGTCAAGAGTGTAGTGCCATGAAGCCGCTCTGTAAAACCCTCTTAGCGGGTGTGATACTGGTGAACCTTGGTGGTTACTATGTTGTCACGGTAAAACAGGATACACAGGCTCTAGCGAGTCCTCAGATACCAGTTTTCTGTGGGGAGATGAGTAGTGATACCCATATTCCAGAAGGTAAGCCATCTGGACACAAGGAGTATAAATTTTGAATCCGTATGATAAAGTTGTTGGTTAGAAATAGGCACATAGAAAACAACAAAGATTATAATGTAGATGAACAATATTTAAAGACCTTGTGGGACGAACAAGAAAGGAAATGTGCTGTTACAGGGGTATTGCTTGTATTAGAATCAAAAGTGACTAATCCGAATTATTCGGCTTCGTTAGATAGAAAAGATTCTTCCTTGGGATACATGAGAGGTAATTTACAATGGATTAGTGTAACAACTAATCATGCAAAAAATAGATTTGACGAAACCGTAATATTGGAGTATATTGATATTATACAAAATTTATTATAGTATGAAATTGAAAATAGGATGGTAACACATGGGTTCGAATCCCATCTAGTCCACCTAAGCGTATTTTAATAAGTGTGCTTAGGGGGCTTGTTCTGGAATCGACTACCTACCGAAGATAGATGGACTATACGTGGTACGTTACAGACACGTTAAAATCGGTGAAAATAAATATAAACGCAAATGACGATGTTTATGACGTTGCAATGGTAGCCTAATCCGCTATCGCAACTGAGGTTTTAACGGGAGCCTTTCCTTATAATCCAATAAGGCTCCCACTAATTTTAAATTATATAGGGTGAATATGATGGGTGTTGTATATATCATGGAATGTGTTCCATATGGTGTGGCCTTTGTGGGTCACACAGAAAAGACATTAGAGTTCCGGCTTGCAGCACTGGTAACAAATGCTGGCAAGGGAAAAAATAAACTGGCTTCTTACATGAAAGAATGTCCCCGTATGTCGGATTGGACTGTTTCTGTTTTACACGATTCCGATAATGCTGATGAACTCAAGGTAATGGAGGCTTTGTTTATTGATGATTTCCAAGCTAACACAAAAGGTCTTAATACTAATGATGCCGGGTATTTTAGAGATATGGCAGAGGATTATCAGGTTGCCTTATCCCAGAAAATATTTCGGGATTATAAAAGGAACCCGGTACCTTTCCGGGTACCCCGGAAACAGTTGTCTGAAGTAGAAGACAAATTTAAACGGCTGGTTGCCAGAAAGTCTGATTGGCAGATAAAAATCCGGCCTGTTGTTGGTAAGGATAAACTGTACTTTGATAATGGTTGCGCTAAAAACAACCTGAGTAAAGTTACACAATCGGTGACACAAAAAAGAACGTCTGTGATACCGGTGACCAATAAGAAAGAAGTTGTCACCCAAGAAACGCTTTTTGAGTCTAAAGAGCCACAGAAAAAGGACGAAAAATCCTACACTCCTATGGAGGCTGTGGATGCAATTCAAAAAGTTGTAGGGAGCACAAAATTCCGTGACAAAAATGAGCGGGAGTTTGTATTGTCATATCTTTCAAACCGGTTGGTGTAAACTTTAATTATTATGTACGATAAAAATCATTGTTGGCAATATGATATACGACTGAGCAATTTAACTGATGATATTGCCAACAGTGGTTTTGATAAGGAAGAATTGGAATCTTTACGGGTACCAGACTATACCTTTCGTGCTTATGATTTGTCTGTTGATAAATCCATGTTCGGTGAAGCGAAACAATTTATAGAGCGGCACGAGTGGTTGGGTACGGTATCAAATTATCCCACCCATTTGTTCACCGCTACCTATAAAGGGATTTTATCCGGGGTGGTCTTTCATGATATGCCGACAGCGTTTTCTAAGTTGTTGGGGGAAGACACCAAACAGATGGAGAGGCTTATAAGCAGGGGTGCCTGTATTAGCTTCTCACCGAAGGGACTGGCTTCATCGCTGATTATGTATAGTATCAGGTGGAGTGCTGCCAATACCCCCTATAAACTGTTTACAGCGTATTCTGATGTAGAAGCAAAAGAGTTGGGTACCATATATCAGGCTTGTAATTTTATCTATTTGGGACAGAAGTTTGGTGCCAAAAAACAGTACAGGTCACCGGTATCAGGTAAATGGATTTCCGATAGGAGTTTTCGTTCCCGGTCAGCATACAAAAGATATGCTAAAGACTTAGGAGTGGAATGGGGAACCGATTGGAGTAAAGGTGATAAAGTGTATTGGGAGAATATACCAGACCCGGTAGAAAAAGATTTACGAGAAAAATCCAAAACGGTGATGGCAGGCTGTGTCTCTAGGGACATTCAACCCAAACATAAATATGCCTATATATTAGGAACAGACAAGCGGGATACCCGCAGACTTAAAAGAATGTTTGTTGAGAAAAATGGGTCGGTAATTATTCCGTACCCCAAATTAAGAGGAAAGTAAAATGCAAGCTAAAGCAAAAGAAGTATTCGATAAAGCGGTCGCTCTGGTTAAAGAAGCACCTAAACCGGCTCTGATGATTGGAGCATTCGTGGTATTTGTCTTACTGGTTATGGCCTTTGCGGGTTTAAATTGAGATACGGTGTTACCATGGTTCGGGGGTTATATACTATTTTCCCCTGTGATGAATGTGAGCAGACGTGGGAAGAAGCCGTAGAAAATTTAGAGTGGCTTCAAAACAACGAAGGATTTTAAAATGGCAGATAACCTTAACCTAGAAACTGCTTCTCTTATGGAAGTGATAGAATGGTTACATCAGTCCGATGGCTGGTCTAAAGATTGGTTTGACGATGAGTTGTACCCGGTTCTTAAAAAAAGGTTTGGGGAAGACTGTATAGAACCACATTCCCCATAGGTGGTCGTAATTTTACTTGAAGAGGAATTATATTATGAAAGTTACCAGTGATAGAGAAGATTTCAGACCATATAAATTGATTATGGAGATTGAATCCAAAAGAGAATCTGAGGTAGTGCACGCGCTATTCAATTTAACCTTTGTGACAGATTTTCTTGAGAAGAACGGAGTACCGACTAAAGCAGTTCGTCGTGTGGCTGATGAGAATTCACACAATTTTAATGCTGAAGTGACTGAGGAATTTATAAATTTCATTTCCCATCACCCGGCTTTTCTTGCGCTGGGGGAGAAGAATAACCGAACTAAATAATGAACTATTTTTACCGTTTGGTGTCAAAAGTTCAACAAATCACATAAATACTATTAACATAACGAACTAAACAGGAAAATTAAACAGAAATGAACACCTTCATGCACATAGAACCGAACAACCATAAACAATCGAATCCCGATTGCTGGTCTTCTGTGCGCGATTTTTATCCAACCGGAGGGGTATTCTAAGAAGTAACATCTGTTTTACAATAAACACTTAGAAACCCCGAACCGAAAGGAACGGGGTTTTTTATTGGAAGTGTGTTTTGGTGTGACTATAACATAATTGGAGTAATGTCCCCGACTGTGACTCGGGAGGATTCGGATTCAAGTTCCGATAGTCACCCCAAAATATATTTACCATGGCATAAACGAATTGAACATACTCATGGGTTTGCTAACAGTACCAATGTCCTGTTGCATCCTGTAAGTGGAATGATTCATCATTTGGATGTCCTGTTGCATCATATGGACAGATTCAGACATATTGCGTATATCATAAGACATGGTGGCCAGTATGTTGACCTTGGAGTTCATTTCTTTCATGGTTGAGGATATATCGACCATGGTAGTTGACATTATTGTCATGTTGGTATCAACTGATTCGGTTATCCGGTGTACGTCTGTGGTGACTTGGTATATAAGAAAGAAGAAATATGCGGCTAAAATTAAGAATGCCAAGAGAGAGGGGAAAACGATTAATTCCCATTTTTTAATGCCTTTGTCGTCGCAGTCATGATTATCCATAAGTAATATTTATTGGATGAAGCAACACAAGTGTTGCGGTGTAGAAGAAAAGCAACATATAAAGTTTTGGCCTGTGTTCTGGGAACAAAGAGAACTCCAAATCCTCTTATTGTACGGTTCAACTCCGTATCGGGTCGCCAAATAAAGCAGAAAGGTGTTGACAGGGAATAAAAAGGATTATAATATTGGCTCATGGTCGTTAATTATTTTGGAGTTTGAGATGAGTAAGTTTGAATCCCTTAGTAACGAAGAGCTTTTCGTTGAAGTGAATAATGCCAGAAAAGAGTTGCTGGCTTGTGCGGAGTCATTAACTGAGGCTGTGGTTACAGAGGAGTTAAAGATTCTTGGTGATAAGTTCACTGAGTTACACGCTGAAGTTGAAGAGCGCGGTCTGACTGTAGAATATTTCGCCACACGAGTGGCCAAGATGTCGGACAAGAAGTTGTTGAACCGAGCCAAAGTTCAGAGCGGTGTGGTTGATAAAGACGAAGCACCGGGTGGCAATGCCTATACCCCCCGCGCTAATTTGGCTTTGAAATTTTGGTTTGTGTTTGAGGATGAACTGAAAAAACGTGGTCTACTGGGAGAATTTAGAAAGGTTGACAGCTAAACAGGGAAGGGTTAAACTGGGGTTGTTGGTTATTTTTTAATTGAGAGGGGAGATTGAGATGAAAAATATTAAAGTGGTTCACAATGCTTTTGGTACCAGCATGGTAAAAGTTGCCATGGTACTTTCGGACAGTGAAAATGTAATGGAGGCTCTGGAAGAAGCCTATACCAAGACCAACAACATATTTCAGTCATGGGCACTGAACAAAGGGGTCTCTACTTCTTACCCCGGTGGTCGTCGCTCTACTTCGGTAGGGGATTTCATGGAAGTTGATGGGGATTGGTACGAGGTTGCGGATTTCGGATTTGAGAAGCGCAACGAAGAGGACTCCATTAGGGATTTGTATCTTGACGAAAATGAGGAATGGGCTTCCCGTTTTATTTCTTTCGGTGATTTGGTGGGTGAAATCTCATGACCGAAGTGTGGAGTGAAAAGAAATGCGCTAGGCTGGCGAAACGGATAGGGTCTGATGCGTATGGTACCAAGTATCATATGTACGGGTTCCTTCCCGGTCTGAACTATAGTACAGAATCTCCAGAGGTTCATGAGGATTATGAAATTGTATATGTGCCACATTGGTACTATCGTATAAAGAGAAAGGATGATACTTCCGATGGGTGGGTGTAATATTGCCAGTATGCCAGAGTGGTCTAATGGCTCCGTCTGCAAAACGGTTGTTCGGGGGTTCAAATCCCTCTACTGGTTCCAATTTTGAGGATATGATATGAGCACAGAAATTGAGTACAAGAAAAAATTTGATATTGAGTGCGAACAGTGCGGCTCTCATGATGTGGTCATAGAAAATGACCTTGGTTGGGGTAGTACGTGGACAGGGATGTACGGTGCAATCAAAATGATATGCAATGATTGTAAGAATGAGGTGAGAATATACGATTAATGCTTCTGTAGTTCAATGTGTAGAACGGTGGTATTACAAACCATTTACGGCAGTTCGATTCTGTCCAGAGGTACCAAATAAATTTATTTTCGATTATTTTGAACTTTTTCCTAAAAGGTTACCTAATTAGTATATAATGAAATACTAATATACTAACTTTTAGGAGAACAAAATGAAAGCATTAATTTTAGCAGTAGCAATAGGGTTTACCGGTCTGGCACAAGCAGCAACTGATTCTGAGGTTGGAATGTCCTTTGGGATGTCAATGTCAGCAGAAGGTTCCGGTGATTCGTTTTATGACGGTCGGTACGGCAATTACAACGACTATGACAATCAACTGACCCATGGTAATGGGAAAGGTAACGGTCGTGCCAGCACTGGCTTCTCATGGGACTACAATGCCTATGCGAAGCACAAGGACGATGACAATAGTGTTAATGGATGGCCTGAAGGTAGCTATCCTTATTACAAGTAAGTAATATACGCTAAACCGTGTAGAATAGGTTTTATACGGTTTAGCGGGTATTTTGGGAGTGTTGCCGAGTCAGGTTAGGCACTAGACTTTTAATCTAGCATAAACGTAGGGTTCAAATCCCACCGCTCCCACCATTTTTAAAAATTGACAACGGATTGTTGGTATTATACAATTAATATTGCGTGTAGTAATAGGGGTACCAACCATCGCACAGTCGATACTACCATGAGTGGTTATAAAGAGTCCACGCGCTTATTTTCGGGTCGTTAGCTTAGTTGGTAAAGCAGTGAACTCATAATTCATTGAGTGGTAGGTTCAAACCCTCCACGACCCACCATTTTTATTCCTCTGTAACCGTAACTGGTACCGGAGCGCACTGTTAATGCGTGGCAGCAATGCTTTGTAGGTTCGATGCCTACCGGGGGAGCCAAACAGAAAAGGATGATATTATGAGTATTTTGAAACCATGTCCATGTTGTGCCGGTGAAGCCAAGTTTGTTCACGCGCACACGGGGATATATAAACATCGTGTAGAGTGCATGAAATGTGGCTTGAGGACTGAAGGGTCAGTGTTCAGGAACGACGATTATAATGCTGATAAATGGAACAGGCGTGCTTCTTATCAGGAGCAATTAGAAACCCGGAGAACGGGGATAAACCAGTTTGATTTTGAGGCATAGTGTTCAATAATGTTTAACAGTGTTCAAAAAATATCAGTGTTCATTTTTCCCGAACATTATTGAACACAATAAACACATGTACATTATTAGTGGACAGATTATAATAGTGTACAAAAGAATACAGAGTGTAGCATAGTGGTAATGTCCTCGTCTTGGACACGAGTAACGGAGGTTCGATTCCTCCCATTCTGACCAAATTAACACTAGACAACAGGGAATAAGTAGTGTAGTATAGAACAAGTAGGGGAAGGAATTAGCTCGCGGGGGATGACCGATACCGCTATAGCATGGTCCCATCCTTCTCCTATTTCATATTATTTGAAAGAGGCAGGCATAGTTATAACAGAGTGGAGTGCGTCCTGTGAAACCGTACTGTTGCGGTGGAGGGGTTATGTTGATGCTGCTATTGTCTCCCGGTCGGGGTATCTGGTGTACGACTCATATGAAAACCAGAGCCTCTTTCAAATAAGATTATGGGTTTGATGAGTAACGTGGTTAGCTCTAGCGGTCTGTAAAACCGTGCCCCTCGTGGGCTGTAGGTTCGATTCCTTCCAAACCCACCAAATTTAGTTGAGTTAGTTTAAGTGGAATAGAACACATGACTTTCACTCATGTAGATGCGAGTTCGAGTCTCGTACTCAACACCAGTTTGGTTATTCGGCCCCGCACCTCAAACCGGACGCGGCAGTCGATTTACCAAGGTGAAATTGAAGTAAACAAGGCCGGGTGGTTCTGGCTGATGTGCTGATAAAGTAACCTGAAATTTTGGTTCTGTGGTAAAATGGTAATACGCTGACCTGTCTAGTCGGAGTCCGGGGTTCGATTCCCCGCAGAATCGCCAGATTTTTTATTTGAAGAGGATATGTATTATGGCAACAACGATTACTTATGAAGATGGCGCGGATATGATGCGAATTGAAAATGATGGTATTAATATTTTCGAGGGTAATTATTCTGATTTTGATAAGAGTCCAGATGGGATACAAGAATTCCTGTCTAAATTAGGAATAACGGCTACTCTTATAGAAAAGGATTATGATGAGTGGTATGACTAACACTGCCGTGGGTAATTGGAAACACGTTGGCCTACGAAGCCGACTTTTGGGGGTTCGAGTCCTCTTCACGGCTCCATGTTTAACGGTTAGGCTTTTAGAACGTATCGTCCCTGAATAGCTCGGGGGTTAAGCCTGAAACTCCCTGATGGGAGAGGGGGTTAGAATCCCCCCAATCGAACCAGAGTATCGTATGGACTAATGGTAAGTCACCCGGCTGCGAGCTAGGGGACACAGGTTTCAAATCCTGTTGCGAGGCAAGGCTAATATAGTAGGGTATAGCAGTATCCGAAAAAAATGCCGACTATGTTGATGGTTTGACGGGCTGCTACCTGTCGGATTATCAACATACTTTTTCATTACTAACATACTTATTGTTATTGTGCATATTTTATGTTAGCAAAGATGTTTACCGGCAGTTCTTCTGTCCGGTCTGGTGGTTTGGTACATTCTCCCTTAATGTACTAGGTTGATACCCTTGTGGTGATGTACACACCACAGAACCATTTCTGGAAGGGCGCATTGGCGTGCTTATGCGGTTTGAACCC